CTTTTAAATCATTAGTCATCATTGAACCATCTGACATATTCATTTGTAACGCTAATGGTGGATCATACTTTCTAACATAAAAACATAGAGCTGCTGATAATGCAATATCGTCAGTACATCCTCTATCTGCTTCAACCTTTCCATTAGCTTTAGATACAAGACCTGTCAATTCCAATGCCAATCTTTCTGATTTTACAGATTCAGGATATTGAGTTATATATGAGTATAGGGCATCAATCATCAATGGTCTAGTTTTTGAGTTAGTTGATAAACCAGGAACCATTGTATTGAGACCTCGTTTTTCTTTATATAACTGTGGACTATATTCGCTTGCGTTTAAATGTTCCACAACTTGGTTTCCGTATGAGTTAGATTCTACAACTATTACAGAATTTTTATATGATGTTGCTGCAACTTTGACAACGTTAACAAAATCAAGGACTTTACATTTACCTTGATATTCCCATACCTGTTCTAATGTTACATAATCCCAAACTGTTATAGCTGATTTGTCTATCCCATGTTCTGGTGCTGTATCGACTCCAATGATATAATTTGTTCCAGGAATTTGACGACTGAATACCCGTATTTCCCCATTGTAAAGTCTGATTTTCTCGATAGGTGTGACAGCACCATCTTGCATTGCTTCAACTGTATCTGCTTCAAAGAATGATCCTTCGGCAGGTAGGAATTTTAATTCTAATTCTTGAGCAATCTTCTTTTTATCATGGTCAAATAATCTGCATTGTGTATCATACCATTGAGGATCTTCTGCAAGTTCAGGAATCATTCTCCAGTGAATAACAAAAGGTTTAAAAATATCATCACCTGAAATTGATTTTAAATATCTTTCAAAGTACCATTGACCAACACCAATGGTTTTATTTGGAGTTGATAGAACAACTGTGCCAAATGGGATTCCGACTTTACGAGCTTGCATTTGATTTGTTGAAAGAGCTGGTACCATAGAAGTCCAAGCAGTATCAACATAGTGAACAAATGCAGCTTCGTCGATAACCAAAAATGTGATTGCTTTACCACGAAGTGTCTTTTCTGGAGCATTTGGATTTACAGGTGAAGCGAAAACTTTACTACCATTTGTTAAAATAAATGATTGTTCAGTTCTTTTTGCAAACCCTCTACCTAGAATACCCTTTAATGGTTTCATCCAATCAGGAAGTTTCTCTATCATTCCTCTGACTGCTCTAGCAAAATCGGTTGCTTCTTTTCCGTCTTTAGAAATAATTCCTATAACAACATTGTCAAAAAATATGGTTAACCAAGCAGAGTATGCTTGAATGATTGTTGAGATTCCAATTTGTCGACTCTTTAAAACAAGTACGTAATGGTCTCGTTGAACTAGGTCGATTAATTCAGTTTGTTTCCCATAAGGAATAAGTAATTCGTCCCTTCCCGGAAGCTCAATGAGAACGTAAGTTCGACAGAAGTAATCAAATGATGATTTACATTTGATAAATTCTTCTACATACCTTTGAGCTAAATTTTTTATTTGATTAGACATATGACCTCTTTTATATTTGTTCTAATTTTTAACCCTTCGATATAATTCGGTTAGTCCTAATTAATCTTAAATCTGCAGATGATTCCCAATCTTTTCCTTTTGTAAAATTCAATTGAGTAGCTCTTAATATATATGCTCCAGTTAATTCTTGGTAATCATCAATTTTTGAAATGAATGTTATTGCTTCTCCAACATTCATAAGATTTTTCAATTTTAAATTTTGCTCCAACCTTATTTTAATTTCTGTTAAATCGCCGATTTCCTCTGCCATATTTGCATTTATAAACGATTGATTGTTTTCATATCCTGTATGATCTTTATAGACTCTTTGTCTATTTGTTGTACTCAAAGCTGTTTTGTCAAAAAAGATTTTATTTTTTTGTGATATTAAACCATACGTTTCACAAAAGCTTTCTAAATCTAATTGAATTGTTTGGGATAATTTATCTTTTGGTTTAACAATATGTTTCATAGTGGGAGCATAAACAGCAAATTTTGTATTGCCTGAATATTTAGTATTAACATCATATATAGTATAATAAACATTATCATCTAATGCTTGTATAATTTGAGTGTTATCAACATTGGATGCAAATTGATATATTGTAAACAAATAAGATGATCTCATTTTAGATGTTAAGTTTTTCAGATATACATTGTTATCATGAGAACACCAAAATGCTAACCATCCATTAAATACTCCAAAAGTTCTATTTAAATATTTTATTGCTTGATAAAGAGTTGTCGGTGGGACAAGAACTTGATCTAATATTTCAGCATTCCTTCCTACGCTATCTTGTTTTAATGTTCCTTTTGCTTTACTTACTAAACTTGAAACAACTGAATCTACAGTAGTATTTTCAAATACATCATTAACATAAGTTGCCATTGTGGTAAATGCTTTTCTTGAAACTGCTGTTATTTGAATTGGAGATCTATTAACATCTGTATCAGTTTGAATTGTATTTTGAGGTGTTAAAGGTAAATCTCCAGCTAGATACATTAAACTAAAAACAATTTGATCAGTTACAATATTAGGAGCTGTTCCGAATAGTTTTGCTGTCAGTTGAATCTCCTGTTGCCCATATATTTTTTCTAATATCAAATCATTTTTATCTAGAAAAAACTCTAATACAAATGTTTGATATGGCAAATCTACCGAAGTTAAAATAGATACTTTATACAAATCAGGCGTAAGATCTCTGTCTGCTATTCTGACTTCAAATTCATATGTTCTAGATGGTGACCAAAATCTTGTTGCCATAAACGAACTCCCTATATTTTTATATTTTGTTCCAAAAAAAATCGAACGAAAAAAATGGGGCAGATTTCTCTACCCCCATTATTTACCATTCATATTTTACATCGGATTTGTCTAAACCCCTACCATATTTTTCATACATATAATATACAATCGTGCTTTGTAGATCATTAAATGACCAAGACTTTCCATCTACAACCAGATTGGGTGGGATTACATTAGCGTTAATATTGCCATACATTTGGGAGAATTGTAAACCGGTTGCGTCACCTTGTATAACCAGGTTACATTTATCAATCATTCGAAAAATTGTTTGTAGATCTTCATCTGATAATTTATATTTAATTTTAAGATAAGCTTGAAGAGCTTCTTCTATTAAATTAACTTTTGATTTAGGTATAATCATCTTCACTCCTTATCGGTGGTAATACCGTTGTTATTCTTTCTTTTGACAATGAGTATACAACTTTAACAATTTTATTTTTAATAAACATTGGGTGGATCTCTTGCTCACCATTATTATCAACTTCAAATGAAAAAGCATAATTTGATATATATGGTTTGATATTTTTATTCATTCTATCATAGAAATCTTTATCAATCTCTAAATTATGCCGTTCTTTCAAACGTTGTTTAACGTGATTGTAACTATAGTTGTAATCTTTTATAGTCTTCATAATTGATCCAATACTTCATACATTCGAGTCGGAACAACTAATACACTTTCAGCAACGTTCTCTAATAATCGTTTCATATTCAAATTCGGTTCAAGGGCACAATATCTTACGATAGCTAAAAAGACACTCCACGCACTTGGTAATGCAGGTGGTTGACCTTCCCGTGTTGCTGGTTGTAAAGTTGTTAATATATCGGTGATTTTCTGTCTTCTTCTTTTTCCGTAGTTTTCAATAACATCAAGAGTTGTGAATAATTCATCTTGAGTCAATCTTTTTTGAAAACTCATATCAACCATATCAATTATATGTTCATTAAAGATTTCAAGATATTGGTTGATACCTGAAGTTAATCTTGTAGATGAGCTTTCAATATGAATCATCTTCATCTCGCCCAATGAAAATCCGAATACTGTATTGCCGATTACTTCTCCGCTATCAACAGCTATACCAAAACTAACAGTTGCTGCTTTATGTCCATTATAGCTGTTACCGATAATCATGACAGGATGAATGTCTCCAGATTCTTTTGAACTTAAACTACTTTGTAATACAGTTTCTTGCCTGATAGCAGTATGGTCAGCAAGAAGATGTGTTCGAATATTTAATATTGGAGTCCCGACTTCTTGTAATGATGTATGAACTCGATCAATCAAAACTTCATTTCCGATAAACTTATACATTTGTGAAACATAACCAACATATGTATAGTCATCATTAAGAGGTAATGCTGTCCATATTCCTATCAATGGTGTTGTTGAACGATCTGTTGGATGTTCTTCTACCTCAACATCCATAATATGAGTTTTAGGTCCTAATGTTCGATATATAACTTTAGAATATATATCTTCATATGAAAATAAACCTTTGTAAGCACCTGAGATATCAAGTCCCATCTCCTGTGCTCTTTCTGCGAAAGGGGTCATGAGCATCTCCTAATTTATTCATTATTGTTTCTTTTATAGCTTCTTCCAATTCGACTCGAAATAATTTTAAGGTGTCTCCAAAAATTGACATAGCGATCATATGAGAACAGAGTTCAATAGTTAATTTTGGATCTGCTCTTCCTGTTTTACCTGTTTGTTTATTTTTTAATATTTTTACATATCTTTCTTTTGGATTATCTCTATCTCTTGTTAATGCTATCATATAATCTGCCATATATAGATTTTCAAGATGAGAATTCCTCGGTTTAGTAAATCCTGTTGAACCACCACCTCCATCGTCATGCATCTCTGCTTTTGATTGAAACTTTAAATTATAATTTCCGATCCTTCCGAAATATTTATTTCTTATAGTCATTGTACTCTCTCCGCTTGAAATCTGAGATATATGTTACGACCATCATATACAAAATGTGGATCGAGCTTATCTTCCAATACTTTAAATCGACCTTCGTATTCAAAGAAATAAGATGCTCTTTGGGGAGTCCATATTGAAGCATGGGGGCATGAAGGTTCATTTAAAAGTTCTGTTGTCAATAGAATATTTCGTTCTTCAAATTCCGGATCATCTGTAGTATCTTGGAGTAACATATCTGCTAATGTATGATAGTTGGGAACAATTATATCAACAATTCCGCCAACCCGGATACAAGTTGATACAAGATAAATAAAGTATAATACTTGAGTAAAAGACACGTGCTCAAGAAATCTATACATTGTAATAACGTCAAATGTTATTTGAGTTCTTTCCATAAATTCAAATGCATCTTTGTTGCAGTAATGAACTCTTGTATCTCTGTCAAGTAACGTATCCCAGTGATGTACTATATGCTCAAGGACATCCGGTGGTGTATGATAATAATACATTGTATCGAGATTGACGATAAACATTTCTGTTGGTTTATCTGCTATTATATCATTTAAATAAGGCATTTTTCCAGCTGCAACATTCAATAACTTCATAAAACCTCCTATGCGTATTGAGAAACAATACTTTTTGTAAACGGTGAAATGTAAATATCAAAATATCTTTTCTTGTCGATTTCATCTGTATCAACCAACTTTACTGTGCCAGGGGATACTTCCATTTCTCCATATCTTCGTAAAAAAATACTTAATTTATCATTCTTTGTTGGAATGGCAAACAAATTTACATCATTTGAATCCAGAATTAACCTTTTTATTTTTTCTAACCCTTTAAATAATCCGGGTTTGTTTCCAAAATTTAATTGACATACTTTTTTATAGACTTGATCCATATGTGGATATCGAAAAGGAATTCCTTTAATAGAAACGTTTTGAATTGTATCAATAGCGATATACATATTTCTGTCTATTGAGGTAATAAATACATCAAATGTTTTTCTAAGATTTAAAGGAATCTCTTGTATATTATTTCTATGTAGAAGTTTGGTTAGAAGTAATCCATCATATTGTCGAATTACAATATCATTTTCATTAATATCATTTGCGGATATGTATGCATCAATTAATGAGATTGTTGTGCTTCTCAAAAACTCTGTGAGTCTTGGATTCTTTTGCATCATCTTTCCAATGGCGATATTTCTTCCGAGTTTGTCATTTGGGTCTATGCCTTCTAAATCAAATCCATTCATTTTCATAAGAGTGTAATGGCATGATTCAATATCATAAACGTAAACCTCTTTCATAATGAGTTTTAAATCTGGATTTATTTTCATTTAGACTCCTTATAACTCGGATGGGAGAGTGAACGGGGGAGACCAAAATCCCATCCGAGTTAAGAAGTTAGGACAACAGGGTCATTATGACTTTATCAATCTCAAGATGATGATTGATGTCCGTAATTGAATCCTGTCGAGCTAACAACCAATTGATTGCTGCTCCTTTTGTTTCAAAAGCATCAGCTTTTACACTTTGCCGATACAAGAGATGTAATGTCTCTAGATCAATGGGTTGTGTTAATTGTTGCCTATAATTTTCAATATCACCAGGCGGGATTTCTATTGAATTTATTTTCTTTTTTGCAACAATTCTGTCATAAGGAATCAGTCCGCCATCTAATCCATAACAGAATGAGGCAATCAATCCTGTTTTTACCCCATACATTTTGATAAATAATTCTTCGCTTATGGGATATATGACTCTAAAACCATTGTTATAGATTTGCATATCCGATGGAGGCAAATCAAGGACAGGTTGGGTCACGGCATCATCAAATAACTTTAATGCTCGTTTTCTAACTCCGGGTTCAAGCTCAACACCGTCCGGGTCATCAATTGAAACAATTAAATTTTCATCTGGATCGACTCCTCGGATTGAAAGTCTAAGTTGATGAATATTTGTAAATGTTTCATGATATGTTTGAAACCATCCACCAAAAGTTACAATTGGAATTGCGGTATCTGATGGAGTTCTTAAATCTTCTTTAATAACTTGATCAGATGGATCTTCTGTTTGAAGTTCCGTATCTTCGGGGTTAAATTGAGCTCCTTCATTTGCTGGTGTTTCTTTGATCATTTCGTTTAAATTTTCCATTTATCGTTTTACTCCTTTTCCCATTTTTTCAAATCTTCTTTTATATCTCTGCGCCATTCTGATAAGTTAATTTCTGCATAAGTTTCTAAAGCTGCTCCTGCAAGTGTGAATACTTTAATTAATTCCTCATATGCTTCAACAGGAGCTGCCCCTTCTAAAATATTTTCTCTGCAGTTGTTTAACCAATCTGGAAGTTCTTGTTTCCATGGACCGGAATAACTTTTTTTAGCTTTGTTTAGATATTCTTCAATCAATACTAAAAAGCTTCCTAAGTTTAAACTTTCAACATTGTGGTAATCTCCATGAGCGCGGTTTTGATATTCTCGTTCTTTTGCATATAATTTGCAAACTTGTTCAATTAAAAAATCGGATCTATCCATTCAGTCTCTCCTCTAAAAAATAATAATTTTTAATTAATTTGTCTCTGTATTCAGGCATATATTCAAGAACAATATCACCGTTCCATTTAATAAATTTCAAGTGGTTAACAAAACCCATTAGATTTAAATCACCCTTTCCTGTATTAAATGGCATATGTTGTTTTCTTTCTTTTTGATTTCTATTTGAAAGATGAATAACAGATACATATGGAAGTAATGTATATAATATTTTGTGGTCAAACCATATTTCTTCTGTGTGAGATGTATCAAGACATATTCTTATATGATTTGGAAATTGAATTGCATATGGCATAATCTCTAATGGGGATCTTATCTCTTTCTTTTTTCTCCATTGAAAGTTTTCAACACACAATTGATATCTTGGGTATTCTCCTTGATATTCTATCCAGAAATGTATAAAAGATTTGATTAATTTATTTGGATGAATAACAAACTTTTTTACGTTTGTTATGTTATGGATGGTATCCATAAATTCGACCATCTCAAGCGCATCTCTTTTTAGAGTATCTAATGGAAGATGAACTACATTTATGTTTACATTATTTTTTTCTAATAAATGTAAGTTGGATTCTGAATATGTATCGTATTTATATAATGCTAATTGAATATTTTTTGGAATGTTTTCAAGATTATATCTGTTTTCTTCTCCAAAACCATACGAGATCGAAACTTGAATCATATATATCTCCTTCCGTCGAATCCGCCTGGAATTCCTTTCCAGTTTACTGCAACAGCTTCAGATGTGTGTATTGATTCTTCATGAATACACTTTACAACCCAGTCGACAATACCTGGTGTTGTATCAATTGAATTAGATATAATTCTAATTGCGTCTTCAACAAACATCGGATTCTGTGCTGCAATTTTTCCTATTTCTTGCTCATCGACTCTTTTAATTATTGGATACGGTAGTGTGCGTATGTTATTTTCGACTGCATCAATTATGTCTTCTAACCATACATAATGCTTGTCTGTATCTATTTCTGTTAAGATGTGGGCAAATGATCTTTGATTATGTGGAAATCCTGGTCCAATTAATGCATTACATAATTCAGCAGAGCATGGACAATAGGATGCGTATTGAACTGTAACTCCTTGAAAGAATCTAAATCTATCAACAAACGGACAATCAATATCATCGTTTGATGTAACATCTTTGACTCTATAAATCTGTCCTTCAAATTTGCATTTGTAGTAGATCGGAAATTCATTATTTGTTATAATGGACTTTCTAACAATAGGTAATTTAAATTCAAATCTCATAAATGCTGCTGATCCTTCAACATTTTTTAATATGATTTGAATTATTTCTTTGATTAAGATACTTTTCAAAGGAAGACCTAAGTAGGGTTTTAATGTTAATAACAATCTTGACATTGAGATCCCTTTTGTGGTTTCATCTAGATCAGTCATAATTGTAACATTAGCTGTCATTTGATGAAACGCTCCATATTTGGTCTGGAGAATAAAAGGGACCTCAACATTTTCGACCCCAACCTGCTTAATTGGAATGGCAAGGTTGGGGGATGAGCATTGTATATCTGGTAAACATTCTTTACTCATAATGTGCTCCTTCATAAAATTCTTCTCTAATAAGATCTTCCCATTTATCATTATCTATAGGAACACCATGCTCTCTATCATGTGAGCATTCAAATATTAACTCTGGTTGATTTAATAGAATATTTTTCCATCCATCGTCCCTAACTATTTTTCCGTCTCTTATTAAAAATTTTTTGTCTGGGATATGATATTTTATTACGAGTTCGGCATTGCATTCCGAGCAATAACGTGGTTCAATCATTTGGTTCACTCCATAAATTTTCTGGGTTGAATTTAACAGCTTTAAAATGGGCAGTGTTTTTGTGATTAGCTTGGCGTAAAAGGTCATTCATGACTTCTGTATCTATTTCATCAGCAATATTCTTCGCCATTTGTTTTAAGGATGATTCGGAAATATGAAAGTTACCTATTCGTTCATGAACAAATGAGTTTCCATCATGCCATTGTTGTGTTGCCGTAACAGTTGAAGTTGTTGACCATTTTGACCAATCATGTATAAGATCGTTATACGCCACGATGATCTACTCCCAAAACAGTTAGATAAGAATTTAATAATTTAACAGATTCTGGCATAGGATCTAAATCAGATGCATCTTCAACTCCAGCTCGAGCAGGATCAATACAATTTCTTATATAATTATTTTTCAAATCTATACAGTCTGATTTTGTTGTCAGGAACTCAAATAGATTCTTTGGAGCATCATGGCCAATAATACAAGCTGTTTCCATTTCACCACATCTTTGTCCACCTTTATTCTTTCTGCCACCCAATGGTTGTAAGGTTCGTTTTGCATATGAACCAATTCCTCTTGCTGCTAATTTTTCCTCTGCTATATGAACCATTCTTAAGAAGTAAAGATAACCAACTGCAATATCATTTAATAAATATTTTCTTGCAATTGGATCATATATTTTATATTTGAATGATGTCTTTGTATATTCTAATGCTTTTGTTAAATCTTCTATATGACAGGACTCAAATGGGGGTTGAATTAATGTTAATGAATCAACAAAAGGACCATCAATAAAATTTGGGAGTTGTTCTTCAAATTGTTTTTGGTACCACCCGTCTTTTGTTTTATCAACTATTGCAATATAACCTATCAAATATTTTTTGATCTCATCTTGAGTTTTTCCATCTGTTATCATTGTTAATGTATTTTGTTGTAAATGGTACAGAGACATTGACAAATGTAACTCAAATAATTGACCAATATTCATACGAGATATAATACCTAATGGATTAATACAAATATCAAGATGTCTTCCATCTGGTAATTGAGGCATCATTTTATGTGGTAAGATTCGGGATATAACCCCTTTGTTTCCATGTCTGTTTGCAATTTTATCTCCGACCTTAATTGATCTTACATGAATACCATACATATCAACATGGATTCCATTTATTCTTTCTTTTTTGTTTTTATATTTTCCGACGAAAGAACTTAGTTCTAAATCTTTTTCTCTAATGAATTTGATAGCTTGATCTCTCGGCAATTTTTCTTTAATGACAGACCTTAAAGTTAATTCATCGTTTTGTTGTTTTTTGATAGTTTCTTCTACCCATCGTTTATATTCTGGAATATCACTATTCCATTCATTTGCATAAATTTTTACACTGGATATGATGTATGATTTTTCAGCTTCCATAACTGTTGGTTCTGAAAAAACAGAGTATAGATCATCGCCAGATAAAGTTTTTAATTTTGCATATGGAGTTCCTTGTTTCACTCTATCAAGATTATTAGGTAATGGTTTGTATTCATCTTCTGATAATGACAATAAAACTTTATTCGGAGGGATTGTAAATGATAAATCTTTAAAATGTGCAGACGTAAATGTTTCTTGATTAACCAATCTATCCGATATGATGATTCCGTCTTCATAATTATGACCATAATAAATCATAACTCCTGTTAATAAGTTTCTTCCGAAGTTGATTTCACCATTGTTAATAAAGTTACTCTCTGCTAATATATCTCGAGCTTTGAATTTATCTCCTACGCTAACATACACTTTCATCAAATCCATATGCTCAACATAAATGTTTCTATATGCAACGTCAAATATATCAACTGTTTTATCATCATAAACAACCATTAAATATTTTTCATCAAGATGAACAACCTCTCCATCTTTTTCAGCTCGTTTAATAAACTGTGTATAATCTGTATATAAATCTTCACACCCTGATTTGATCATTGGACTATCGAAATCTTTTAACATGATTGCTTGTCTCATTTGGGATGATGCCATTTGCAATCTTGTTTGATCATCATGTTCACAGAATGGTGTAAATGATACAGGTATTGATATGGGTTGTTTCTCGCATATTTCACCCGTAAAGCGAAGATCTCTATCCAGCTTGACATTGGGGATGAGGTTTTGTAGAACACCGCAATTATCGCGGTCTGGGGTGTCTACGGGGCATATACGACCAAACATAGTAGGGCATATATCCCTTAAATGTTTAGGAATGTTTTCTCTTTTAAACCCGCCTGGCCCAAGAAGACTTATCCTTGATAACTTGGTTAATTCTTCAATTGGATTAATTGAGAAGTCAAACTGAACAATATCAGACACATTACATTCGCTTAATATTTGAGATGAGTTAGTATTGAATTTTGGTTGTTTGGTTGTCCTATTAGAGAAACACATATCAAAAATTATTTTTGACAACTTTGCATAGACCATATATTCAAAACATCTTACTCTTTTATTAATGAATAATGTATCATCAATATCTCCGGTAGCAAGAGTATGAACTAACTCTGCTAACAATGAATCTGTTTGAAGTAAATCTCTTGTGAATATATCAACCTGTGGGATCAAATCAAGAGCATATACAATATCATGCCCTTTTGATTTAGAATTATATCTTGAATATACTCGACCTATTTCTAATATGAAGTCATCCTGTGTATCGCTTCCTTTTAGATCATCGTATATAAGTTTACATTCAAAAACAAGTAAGTCCATCAAGTTGGTTTTATTTAAATCATTGATATTAACATTTGCAAGATCAAACCTTCTTATCATTTCTTCAATTCCATAGTATGCAAACATGAGTATTGATAATGGAACCTTTTTCCCTAAGAAACTCACTTTAATAAAAGGTTCTTGTTTGTCTTTAAAAATCATTAATGTTGCTACGTTTGTTCGTAGTTTAATATTTTCCCCTCTTGTTACAATAGGTATATCAAATAATTGAAACAAAGGAATTTTTTTACGACCGTTAATTATAATATAGTTGTTATCAACCAATTTAGGCAGATGCAAACTCAAATCAATATTCGCAGTTCCTTTTTGAAGTTTGATTGTAAGAGTTTGTTTAATCGTTTTTGATAATTCTCCAGATGAAAATCTTGAATCTTTAAGATTAAGTTCATTCAGCTGAAACCCTAAATCTATTGCAGGTTGGAGTATTTGTCTGGTTATTGGTAAAATCTGTTGGTAGTCTTTTCCTCTTATTGTGAAGATGTTGTTATCTTCTTCTTGAATTTTAAAAATTGGATTAATTAATTTCAAATTTTACTCCTCCTTATATACGTGTTTTAAACCTTTTAAAAGTTCTTCGTCTTCCATATAATACAACCCAGAATCTGATGCACAAGCATTTAATATAAGTTGACCTAATCGAAGGTCTGGATTATTGTACCAGACCTTCGACACGACTCTTAGTATTTCATGTATTCTATTTGGATCTCTCATTAGATTTCCTCATATAAGTAGTTCTTATTGAACCCATTACTTCTTCTTCTACTGTAAAAGATTTGACCTCATTAATATTTTTTGCATCTTCTGGTTCTATCTCAAACTTAAGTTCACTTATGTGATCTAGATCATAATCTGGAGAACTTGAGGACCAAAAGTTGGCAAATTCTGTACCGAACCAAAGATTAAATATATTTTCTTTTAACTCTTGACTTATCTCTGTCATTCGATATATTCTCCTCTTAAAATTTTATCCATAATCCCTGAATATCTTCCTTCATTTAGAATTCCTTGGAGAATACTTCTTTTTGGATTTGAAAATGCCATAGCTAATATCCAAGATTCCTGATTAGGAACTGATTGAATACTATAAAAATCTGGAGAGAATAGATTTCTGTTTTCTAATAATCTCCATTTTTTATAATCTTTCCACATAAGTTGAGCTACAACACATTCAAAATGGACATGGTAAATATCTTTATCATATACTTCAAACAGTTCTTGAACTATATCAGTATATGTTTTATTTTTGAACTTATGCAGGATTTGTGATACAGTAGCCAGATCTCCAATAATATCTTTCTGTTTCATTGAATCTGTTTCGGTATCTTGACCTTGTATGACAGCTGATCCTGACGTATGGAAAGTCCTAAGAACTAATTGAGTCCCACGTTCACCAAGAGTTTGAGCAGCTATAATTCCGACAAACCGGCTGTTAAGTCTTTTATGTAGATCCCCATAACAGGTGTGACAAAGTTTTGGGGATTGACATAATATTGGACTTCTAATCCAAATAGTTTTTCCGATTATGTCTTTGTAATTTTGTTTGGTGATTAACTCAAGATTTCCTTTAACTGATTGGTATCTGTTAACTAACATTCTTGCTTTTCTTTCAGTCTTCACATAAATTTCAAGAAGATCTGTTGTTCCACAATCATCTAACTGTGTATCAATTTGAAGGTTGGCGCAAGTAAAAATTAATTTTCTTGAAAGATACCCTGAGGTTCCTGTATTTAAAGCAATATCAAGAAGTCCTTTTCGGCATCCGTAAGTTGAATAGAAAAATTCTTCTTCTGTTAATCCTTCAACAAGATTATGTTTGATTGGTGTGGGTAAAATTTCACCATCGAAATTTGATACAAACCCTCGGGTCATGATTATCTGTTTGACTTGATCCCAACTTCCTCTGGCACCAGACTCAATCATATATGCATATTCAAAATTTTCCCTTAGAGCTTTTGTAATTCCTTTATTTGATGATGCAACAAGTCGTTGTCTGATTGTATCTTTCTCATATATTTTATCTCTTAAATTTGTTAATGCTTCAGATTGAAAATTTTCCAATGACATAGTGCAACCAAATAATGTTGCGTATGTAAATCCGATTGCTTTAATATTATCTAAAACTTTAACAACTTCCTCAGCTGGATATCTATCTTTTATATCATTCAAAATATCTAGTAACTTTTTCTCATTTACAGGTTCGTTAATTTCTGGATAATCTTCTGGAAGCGTATTATTAAAAATAAGACTCCCATTTTCATTATCTAATTGACCATCGAAGACTCCTGTTGTTAAGAAATAAATTCCCAATATTATATCCTGACTTGGTGTTGTTGTTAAGGTTTCATTTGATGGGCTACTCAAATTTTTGATAGCTGCGATTTTTTCTGATATTTCATCTTTAGCTTCTTCTGTGATAGGGATATAAACTGCCATTTGATCTCCATCAAAATCAGCATTAAATGGTGGGCACACCAATGGATGAATTTTTATAACTTGATCTGATGTAACCAAAATCTTAAACCCTAACATTCCCAATCTATGTAAGGAAGGTTGTCTATTTAATATACACATTTGATCGACAACAATGTCTTGACATACTTTAAACAGATCAGGTTTTTTGAGTTGAATACATCTATCAACAAAATCAATTGCCTTGTTTAATAATTTGAATTTCCCTAATTCAATTATTCGTTTTGCAATAGGAAGTTTAAACATTTCTAATATCATGAAGTATGGGAGCTTACATTCATTCAAGGAAAGTGAAGGATCAGGTGTTATAACAGCTCGACCCGAAAAGTCTATCCTCTTTCCTAAAATGTTTCCACGAATTAAACCTTCTTTCTTTGCCATTTTTTCAAGGATTCTATTATATAATTCATTTACATCCTTCTGTAATTTTTTGAAATAATCATAATATAAATTTTTATCTCGTTGAATGTTTAGAGCTGTAGCTTGCATTAACTCTTTTTTAGTTAATATTTGAACATAATATCTGTTGATTTTGTCCATAAGATGTTTGCCACCACTACCTCTTGAAGACGGTCTTAAGTCCGGTGGTAAAACAATTACTTGATTGATTAGAAGACTGTCAATGTTATTTAAAACATTTTGCCATTCATCAATACCTTCTTCGGCCATCTGTGTAGCAACATCTTCAACTAATTTATAAATAGCATTTATCTTTTCATAAATGACTGTGTCTTTTGGTTTTTGCTCTTCATCTGTTGATACTATATGCTCAAGTCCAGAGACATACATATAACTCTTTTCGTTTCGCATTAAATCATCAAGAGCTGATTTAAAACTTTTTCCCCCTATCTCTACTAATAGATCATAAAATAAAGGGTTTACTACTGGTATAGGCAAAATGATTTTTGCAAATCTTGTTCGTCTAACATCACTGTTGACAATATCGACTTTACATAAATCACATTTGTCTCCAGTTTTTGGATTGGAGGGTCCATAGTAGGTCCCACATTGGCAAGTGTAATTTTTTATTGGTCCAAAAATTTGCTCGGAAAATAGACCCTCAGGATGAAACTTCTTTTTTGCTATTACTTTTAAAGACGTTACTTCGTCTAAATTTTCACAAAATGTTCTATAACTAAGAATTTTTGGCATCTCCTGAGTTCTCCTCTTGTGTTTTTAAAGAGTCTATTAAATATTCAGCTAGAAACTTTAAATGTAGTTTGATTTTTTCTGCCACTACTTTATCAACCATTGGCATTATAGTGTTGATAATAATTTGTGCATCTTCTTCTTTAATAATTGAATCATGATTTTGTAATGCTTCTTCGATCTTCTGTTGGATATATTCGTCCAAAGGGTGCATCTCCATCGTGTATTTCTCCTTTTTCAAAGTTAACATTTATTCTCATAAAACTGTCAACAGCTTCTGATTTAATCTGATGAAGGTGAGGTCTAAAATGAGAATGGTCAAAGTAGTAAACTTCAAGTCTATTAATCAAAATATTTTTTAATGCATCTATATCATTAACTATTGCACCTATTTCTTCTTCTTTAAGACAAAGTTCATCAGTGTTTATATTTGCATTTGGGTGTTTTCCAAAAAGTGTCACTCCACCTAATTTATTGTTTAGTCTTTTAATAACGAATCCTTGTAGATACCATGACTTATCAAGTTCGGTTATAGTTTTAGGTACTCCATTTTCAATTATAAACTTTGGAATTATTTCTCCTATATAAATATCATAATCCCGTTGAGGTCCGGTATCTGATTCAGGTGTAGATATATGTTTGTGTTCCATTATGCTCCTCCTGTGTCTTGTAGAATATGAATTTCGTCGTCTATTAAGACAGGTAAAAATTTCAATGTTTTACTTTTATTTTGTATTGCTTTTTTCAAAACATTAATTACATCTTCAGGTTGTTTTAAACTGCCTTGTGGTATTAGTTCATATGTAGTCTCCGCCACTTTTGGCATTTTAAAAACTTCTCTAACTATTGAGTTTCTTTCTTGAACTGCAACTTTAAGAGGAGTCTTCTTATTCTGCTTTAATATGGGTTGTATTATTTCGTCTATTCTTGATAATCTTTTTACATCCTCATCCAGGTCATAAATTATATCTGATTTTTGTTTTGATTCTTTGATACTTTTCAACATTATAGATTGAATAATATCAATATCAATATACTTAATTGATTGAGTTTTTAATAGTTCTGTAATAACATCACTACATATTAAATTTGTAGCATAGTATGCAGCTCTGCTTATTTCATGTTTAAATAATTTAATAACATATTCGCCCTTTTGTGGATTTTCATTTTGATATTTTTTTTGAAAATCTAATATGAGGAATCTTTCTGATATAAACATTTTCATGTCTATGTTTAAATCTCTCTTGCCAAAAATATTTCGGCAATCAATTGTCAGATCAGATTTTGGGAGTTCGGTAGCGCCTTCAATATAAAACTCTGCTCTCGGTTCAATTTCAACATTATTATTTAAAAACATACGATATAAGACATGAACTTTTGGTTCATAAATATCTATAGGTTGAAAAATACCAACCTCAGTATCCTTACTATCGACTGTATCTTTATCTATTAATATTAGTTTATTTATTTTTGAACTTTCAACAAGATGTTTGCAGAGATGTCCTCCCAACGTTCCGGTTCCGATTATAGTTACAATGTTAAGATCCAAAAGTTAGTATCTCCTTTCGGGAGGATTGGGTGGGGACCCAATTGAATCCCCACCCTAAGGCCGAATATTTATCCTTTTCGGCCTGCCGGTTTCATAAATTCCAAGCTGTCTCCAGCTGCCAGTTCATAGTCTCCGTCAACTTCTTTACCGTTGACCAGACCTGTGGACAGTTTATCCACATTAAGAACTTCACGAAGGAACTCGCCAACTTCGGCGACGGTTTTTCCTTCTACCGGGAAGGCTCCGGTGCTGGCACCACAGGTTACGCGGATTGTGGTGGATGTTTTTTGACCGAAAGGTGCATCCGGTTTGCTCATAACGCTGTGACCCTCAAATGCGATCCCTTCCAGTTTGTCCGTAACGTCCGGACTGTCCGCCAAAAGGATTCCGTCGATAATAACGTCCTTACGTTTTTTGGTCATTCCGGGAATTCCCAGGTTGTCCACGCACAGACGACGAAGATCTTTTACGGTCATACCTTCCAAATTTTCACGAGTGTATTCATTAGCCATGTTGATGTTACTCCTTTTTCGATTTTTTTTTCACAATTCACTTATTACTTCAGAGCTCTTGATTGCGCAATCATCGACATCTGTTTCATATCAAAATAAATTTCCGATGCCTGCACTTCGTTCTTAATAACCACATTATAAAATGCGGCACACATTATTGTAGCTACCCACACATTGGTGAAGTAGAGTTGAGGGTCAGAGTTCGCTAATTCTTCACAGCTCATTTCCTCGGGTAATTTATCTACGGGTTCTGCAATCTCCGGATGATAAGCACATAGGTCAGGTGTTAAATCCCCACCTTCCTTTCTGACATAAATTTGCACATTACCGTCCGTAAATTCGTTCCCGCCAGAAATTAGAGTAACATCATTTAAATTTTTGCAGTAATTGGATACGATCATTCTGGTTTTGTGATTGTCCACGCATAGGAACACAACGTCTCCATTTTTAATAACATTGGAGATTTCTGTCTCATTGACATAGACAGGATAATAATCTAACCTGATATTAGGGAATT